AAAGGTGATGTCGGTAAAATAATGTTCCATAACGCTGCTGGAACAGAAGCTGATATATCAGGTCTTAGAAATTGGTCTTTATCAATTACTAAAGATACTCAAGAAACCACAGTTCAAGGTGATACTTCAAAAACTTTTGTTGGTGGCCTTATCTCTGGTGAAGGTTCAGCAACTTTGATTTATGACAATGCTGGTAACTCTGATTACTTGGCATTCGTAGAAGATATTTTGACAACTGGTGATGCTGGTGATGCCTTATTTGAATTATTTCCAGACAGTTCAGCAAGTGCTAAAAAGTTTGGTTTTTCTGGAATAGTTACAGGTGCTGAATATGGAGCAACAATTGGTGAGATCCAAGAAATAAACATTTCATTTATAACAACTGGTGCAATCACTTCAGACATATAGTAAATTTTAAATAACTAACCCCACATAAACATGGCAACAAAAAGAACCGTTGATTTAATCACTGAGGCTTTCAGTGATGTAATGACTGCAAGAAGAAAATATGAACTTAAAAAGCCAAATGGAGATTTATTAAAAGAAATATATTTTCCACCTTTAACAAGATTTGATAGAAAAAAAGCTCAAGTTGCTGCTGGAACTGATGATGCTTTAACAATTTCTACAAAACTTCTTTGCCAAATTGCAGAAAATGAAGATGGTTCAAAAGCATTTCATTCTGCTGATGCTGAAAACCTACAAAGATTTCTCCCAGAAAGTGTATTGAATGAACTTGAGCTATTCATGATGGATATTCAAGTTGATTTAGATACAGCAAAAAACGAATCAAGCGAGATAACTGGTTAAATTTTGAGTTTTTTCTCGCAACAGAATTAGGAAAAACATTAATTGAATTACGAAAAAGTATTACGGAGGAAGAGCTTGTTTACTGGGCTGCATATTATGAAGTTAAAAATGACAGGGAAAAACAAGAAATGAATCGTCAAAAGAACAAAACAAGGTAATATAGAATAAAGGTTATTTGTATTTGTGGCACAATCGACAGTCAGATTAATAGTTGATGCACAGAACGCAATTTCTCCGTTAAGAAAAGTTAATGATATTACAAAAAATTTAAGTAATAACACAGATAAATTAAAAAACAGATTAAATAAATCAAACAGATCAATAAGGGAATCAGGACGTTCTGCAAAAGCAGCAGCGGGAGGATTTAGAACATTAAATAGGTCACTTGGGCCATTACTTAAAATATTAGCTTTAATTGGGGCCACAAGATTCGTTTTTATTAATACTGCTGAATTAGAAACACAAAGAAAAAGCTTAGAAGTACTTACTGGATCTCTTTCTGAAACAAACCAAATAATAAAACAGTTACAAGACTTTGGTGCTGTCACACCTTTCAAAAGTAGTGAGTTAATAGAGCAAACAAAAAGATTAAAAGCTTTTGGTTTTGAAACAGAAGAACTTGTGGATACAACAAAACGTCTGGCAAATGTCGCTGGTGCTACTGGTGCTGACTTACAAGGTATTGCTACAGCTTTTGGACAAATAAGAGCTAAAGGTAAATTGGCAAGAGAAGAGGAACTTCAGTTATTAGAAAGAGGAGTTGATATTACAACAGAACTCAAACGAATAACAGGCTTGCAAGGAGAAGAATTTGAATCTGCAATGCGTAAGGGAAAAATTGGAGCTGATCTTGTAAATCAAGCCTTAATTAATCTCACGAGTGAGGGTGGTGCTTTTTTTGGTGGAGCAACAAAGCAAGCAACAACTTTAAATGGAAAACTATCAACTTTAATTGATTCTGTTGAAACTTTAGCAAGAACTATTGGAAGTCAGTTATCACCAGCAATAAAAGGTGCTTTAGATTTAGCAATAAAAGGTGTAAATGCTATTGATAAAATATTTCAAAGATTTGGAGATATAGGTAATATTGGTTTAGGAAATGTTGCAAAAGCAGAACAAGATGCACGAAGAGATGCGGCAAGACTTACAGCAACAAGATTCGGAACAAATTTTAAAGGCGAAAGTATTTTTGCTAGTAAAGAAGAGAATGAGTTTTTTAAACAACAGTTTAACCTTTTAAAAAAAGCAAATATTGAAAGAGAAAAGTTAAGACGTAAATCTTTTGAAGAAGTAGAAATTATTGAAGAAGGTAATAAAAAACAAACAGAGCAAACAGAAAAAATAATTGAAACCAATAATGCAGCAAATGCTTTTAATATCACACTAGATAAATCAGTTTTTAAATTTGATCAAATTCTCTCAGAAACAGATAAATTAAAACAAAAATTTATGGAGATTGGACAAGGTATAGAAGATGGTATTGTTTCTGGATTAACTGATGCAGTTATGGGAACAAAAACTTTAGCTGAAGCAGCAACTGGTGTTTTAAATAATTTAAAAAGAAAACTTGTTGAAGTTGCAATGCAACGTGCTGTTTCTGGTATTGGTAATTTCTTCGGGAACGCTCTAAGCGGATTATTCGGAGGTGGCGGTGGCGGCATACCTTTTGCTACTAATACTGCACTCGGAACTGGTGGAAGTAAATTTTTAGATATGGCTCCCTCTTTGAAATTTGCAAATGGTGGTCGACCTCCTGTTGGTCGTGCATCTTTGGTTGGTGAAAGAGGGCCAGAATTGTTTGTTCCTTCCAGAGCAGGTACTATTATTCCTAATAATCAATTAGGTGGTGTTGTAAATAATATTAATGTTTCTGTAGATGCTTCTGGGTCATCTGTAGAAGGTAGTACGGCACAAGCCGATGCATTAGGGATGGTTTTGGCTTCCGCAATACAATCACAACTTATAAAAGAAAAAAGACCTGGAGGATTACTTACTAGATAAATGGCTACTTTCCCATCTATACAACCAACTTATGGAACGCGAAAACAAAGCAATCCAAAATTTAAAACAACTCAGATGGGTGATGGGTATGAGTTTAGAACGTTGTTTGGCTTACCTTCAAATCAAGACCCTAAAATTTACGATTTAACATTTAATGTTTCTGAAACTGAAGCAGATGTAATTGAAGCTTTTTTAAGAAGTCGTGTGGCAGACCAAGCAAGTTTTACATTTACACCACCTGAAGAAGGGAGTACACAAACAGGTACATATTCGCAAAGTGGTGGCACAACTGTCACTATCACCATTGCAAATCATGGCCTTGCCATCAATGATGTTGTTACCATTGACTACACTTCTGGTACGGCTGCTGATGGTACTTTTACAGTTGCAACAGCTCCAGATCAAAATACATTTACAGTTACTTCGTCATCCTCAACAACAGCATCAGGCAACGTAACTGTTACTTTTTCAGGTGCTGGAAAGTTTGTCTGCGAACAATGGACTAAGACAATACCTTATAACGATAGAGCAATTATTAGCTGTAGTTTTAGAGAGGTATTTGAACCATAATGGCAATTCCAGTATCTGAATTACAATCACTTACAAATAAATCTATTATTGAACTTTATTCTTTAACTCTTGATAATAGTCTGCATGGATCTACCTCTGTAAGTAGATTTCATTCTGGGGTTGGTATGAATAGTAACGCCTCTATTATTTGGCAGGGCAATACTTATGATAAATTCCCAATTAAAGCCGAAGGGTTTGAATATAAATCATCTGGTGCATTTCCTAGACCTAGTGTAAGCGTTTCTAATATTTTAAATACTATTACAGCATTAATGGCATCTGTTAATGCTACAACCCCATTTAATGACCTTCAAGGTGCAAAATTTATACGTCATAGAACGATGGCTCAATTTCTTGACGCTGCAAATTTTCCAAATAATACTAACCCATTTGGCACTCCTTCAAGTTCAACAGAACTGCCACAAGAAATTTATTATGTAAATCAAAAAGTATCAGAAACTAGAGAAGTTGTTGTTTTTGAATTAGTATCTGCTTTAGATATGGAATTTGTTACTGTTCCCTCAGCACAGGTTACAGATAAAGATTTTCCAGGAGTAGGAATGTTTATCGGATGATTTGGAAAACTGAAGCAGAAAAACACGCACAAGATTGTTTTCCTCAAGAATCTTGTGGATTACTTGCAATTATTAATGGCCAAGAAACTTATTGGCCTTGCAAAAATTTAGCAGATAATAGCATTGGTTTTTTTATTATCGACCCTGATGATTGGGCTGAGTGTGAAGATACAGGAGAAATTGTTGGAGTTGTTCATAGTCATCCAAAAGGGTGTGCAACACCATCTGAAACTGATTTTAAATCTTGTGAACACCTTGGGTATCCTTGGTATATTTTTAGCTTACAAGAAAAATACTGGCATGAATTCAAACCAAAAGGGTATGATAAAAAAGCAGAAATTATCGGCAGAAGATGGGTCTGGGGATTACACGATTGTTGGTCTGTAATTCATGACTGGTATGAACAGGAAAAAAATATTAAATTAAAAAATTGGGAAAGGCCTAAGAATTTAAAAGAATTTTGTAAAAATCCAATGTTTGAAAAATGTGCAGAAGAAACTGGTTTTGTATTAAGAAATAAAAACGAAGATCTTGAAAAAGGAGATGTTCTTTTATTTGAAGGTTCATATAAAAAATTAAGTCATGTTGGTTTGTATATTGGAGATCAAACAATTTTGGAGCATAATTTAAATCAACTAAGTTGCAGAAGGATATATGATCTAAACTATATACAAGCTACAAAAAAAGTTTATTATTATGCAGCTTAAAAAAATAAAAGTTTATGGAACATTAAGAAAATTTTTAGGCCAAAGTTATTTTGAAGCTGCTGTAAAAAGTCCGAGGGAAGCATTTAAGTTTTTAACTTGTAATTTTCCAAAGCTTGAAAGACACATGAACAATCAAATTTATAAAATAAAAATGAATGGTGTAATAATATATCAAGATAATTTTGATTTAAATGGTGATGGTGACATTCAAATAATACCTGTAGCTACTGGTAGTGAACCTTTTATTTCTGTGGCTACTGGTGTTGCTTCTTTGTTTGCTGGTTCTGCCGTTGCAAAAGCAACAACAGGTTTTTTAGCGAAAGAATTAATTTTTGGTGCTACGGTAGGACAATTACTTGGTGGTGCATTGTCATTAATCGGAACTAATTTAGTTACTACTGGCGTATCGCAGATGTTAACTCCTACACCAGATTTTATCCAAGACGATGACCCTGAAAAATCATTTGCCTCACAAAGTTTTTCTGGAATTGAAAATACTGCTGTTTCTGGAATACCAAAACCTATAATTTATGGTGAGGTGTTTACTGGTTCGATAGTTATAAGTGCATCAACTGATGTACAACAATTTCAAAGTTCTTAAATAAAATGTCAAACAGTTCTAATTTTTTTAATTTCAGTAGTTTACAACAAAATATTCTTCTTCCATCGTTACCTGCTGGCACACTTGCAAGCACTCAATCAATAACAATTTTCGATTTATTAGGTTCTGGAGTAATAAATGGTTTTCCTAGTGCGATTGCTGCAAATGCTACTCTAGGCACTGAATCTTATCTCAAAGCTGCACTCAAAGACGTATTTCTTAACGGGACACAGATATTAAAACAAAGCGCAGATTTAGCAAATCCAAAAGCAGACGATTTTAATTTTGGTGGAATTACTTTTGAAGTAAGAGTTGGAACACATAATCAAGAAGCTATAAAAAATGAACTTTTAATTTCTCAAGCACAAACAGAAACAAGTGTTCAAGTTCAAGTAACACAAGGTTCACCAATTTCAAGAACAATTACAAATCCTTGTGATCAGCTAAGGGTGACTATGGCTTTCCCTTCAATGCAAACATTTAATGACGATGGAACCATTAGTGGCGCGAGTGTGAATATAAAAATGAAAATTACACAAAATAATGGAACAGTAAATGATCCTGTTATTGATGACACAATTACAGGACAATGTGGAAATGTTTATAAAAGAGATTATGGAATTACAACAGCTGGTTTTGATTTTCCGATAACTCTTACAGTAACAAGAGTTACAGCTGATTCAAATGTAGCTGCTTTACAAAATGATACTTTTTTTGACAGTTTTACAGAAATTCAGGCTGACCCTAATGCGTATGTTAACTCTGCTTACACAGCATTAAGATTATCTTCTCAAAGTTTTAGCGGTAGTGTTCCGCAGAGAATGTTTAGAGTTCAAGGTACAAAGGTATCAATTCCTCATAACGCTACCGTTCAAACAAATGGGGCTTTAGCTTATTCAGGCACATTTAATGGAACTTTTAAAACAGACAAAGAATGGACAAATGATCCAGCGTGGATTTTGTATGACCTTTTGACTACAGATAAAGGTTTAGGACAACACATTGATTCTTCAAAAATTGATGTATTTAGTTTTTATTCTGCTTCTGTATATTGTGCTGAAGGTGTTGATGATATGACTGGAACAGGAAATTTAGAGCCAAGATTTGCACTGAATACCGTTATAAGAGGTCAAACTTCTGCTTATAACATTATAAATAAAATTTGTTCTGTGATGAGGGCAACTGCTTATTATACAGCAGGTACTATTGAGCTTGGGCAAGATCGCCCCTCCGATCCAGTGTATTTGTTTAACTTATCTAATGTCACAGAGAATGGTTTTACTTATACAAACGCAAGCGTAAATACTAAATTCAACACTATAAATGTCAAGTATTTTAATACAGATATAAGAGAACCAGATTTTGTAACTGTAACTGATGATGCATTAATTTCAAAATATGGAGGAATTTTTGTTAAAAATATAGAGGCTTTTGGCTGCACTTCTTTTGGACAGGCAAGAAGGCTTGGAAAGTGGTTTCTCTACACTCAAAATAATGAAGCAGAGGTTATTTCATTTACAGCCACACTTGAAGCTGGTGTTATCGTAAGGCCAGCAATGAATATTGCTGTAAGTGACCCGATGAGGGCTGGTGTTAGACGTGGTGGAAGGATACAAAGTGCTACAACAACTGCTATTACCGTAGATGATGAAGCTAATACAGATTTGACAAGTGCTAATTCTGCAACTTTATCAGTAATTTTGCCAGATGGATCGTTAGAAACAAAAACCATATCCAGTATTTCTAATAGAACAATTACTGTAAGCTCTGCCTTTTCTGCCGCACCAAATGCAAACAGTGTATGGGTTTTAGAAAATACAACAGTTGAAGCGCAAACTTATAAAGTTATTAGTATTAAAGAGGTTCAAGATTCTTTATATGAAATTAGTGCGCTTATACATAATCCCAATAAATATGCAGAAGTTGAAGATGGTACTTTTGTTGCAAAAAAAAGCACTTCTGTTTTAAATCAACCTTTATCAGGGCCGGAAAACCTTTCGGCAGCAGAATCTATTGTTGTCATAAATGGTAAATCCGTATCAAAAATTAATTTTAGTTTCAGTGCTGTAAATAACGCAAAAGAATACATAATTCAATATCGTTTTAATAATGGAAATTTCATAACAACTAAAACACAATCTCTTGATTTTGAAATAATGAACTCTGTTTTAGGAACTTATGAGTTTAGAGTCTTTACTGTAAATAGCTTGGATCAATTTAGTGCAGTTCCATCAGAATTTACTTTTAACGCTATTGGTAAAACTGCTTTACCTGAAGATGTAACTAATTTGAACAGTCAGCCGATTGATGAAAAAAACCTTAAGCTTACTTTTGACCCGTCATTTTCAAAAGATGTTATTCATGGCGGTAATGTAGTTATTAAACATTCTTCAGATACAGCAACAAGTAGTTTTGCAAATAGTACTTTGATTGCTGGAGATATTGCTGGAAATGCATCAGAGGCAATTGTTCCAAATATTTCTGGAAAATATTTTGTTAAATTTAGGGACGATACAAATAATCTTTCTGAAAATGCAGCGGTTATTGTAATTTCAAAACCTGTTGCACAGCCTAACTTAGGAATACAGACAAGAAGAGAAGACACTGATAGCCCACCTTTTCAAGGTAATAAGGTAAGCACTTTTTATGATTCAACTTTAGATTTACTATTGTTATCAGGAGATTTAGAATTTGACAGCGTTACAGATGTAGATGCTTTATCAAGCTTTGATTTCTCAGGAGATATTGCAGAAAAAGGAATATATGATTTTGCTACTATTCTTGATTTAGGTTCCAAATTCACTTTAGAACTAGAAAAACATTTCAAAGTAAATGCACTTTTAATTAATGATTTGTTTGATACAAGAAATGCTTTTATCGATACATGGGATGATTTTGATGGCACTAAAGCTGAAGCAGTAGACGCGCAATTATTTGTTTCAACAAGTGATAGTGATCCATCTGCAACAGTAGCAGCTACATATTCGCAAACTGGAAAAGATATTACAATCACAAAATCTTCACATGGAATAGTTGTTGGTGATCGTTTAAATATAACTTTTAGCACAGGAACCGCGACAAGTGGTTCTTTTGAAGTTTTAACAGTACCAAATGCCAATACCTTTACTGTTCAGGCAGCAATGATTGAGGCTTCATATACTTCATTCCCATTTGACTTGGCTAAAGTACAAGTGGCGACAAACAAAACACACCCTGCAGTTGATGATGTTGTTGATATAGTTGTTTTAACAGGATTTTTACCAAGTGGGCAATATAAGCTAACTGCTGCAAATTTAGATTCAGTTTTTGGAAAGCTCTTTATTGCTGATTCTTTTCCTGATGTTGCAAACCCTACAGCTGGTTCGATAGGAAAAGGGAAACTTCTTTTTACTGCTTCAACTGCCTCAACAAGTGGAAATTGTACAATAAGCAATAAATTTAGTAAATTTAACAAATTTAACAGTGGTGAATTTGAGGGAAGGGCGTTTCAATTTAGGGCAATATTAAATTCTTTTGACCCTGCTCAAAATATTGGTATTGAAGAATTAGGTTATACAGCATTTTTTAAACCAAGAGTAGAAAATTCTATTGAAAACAGCGGTGCAACTAATGGAATTTTTGCTTCTGGAACAAATACAAAAGCAGTGACATTTCAACACCCGTTTTTTGCGGGTACTTCTGATTTGGGTGGATCTACATCTAAATATTTACCAAGTATTGGTATCACAATACAAAATGCTCAAACTGGGGACTTTTTTATAGTGCATACAGTTACAGGGACAGGTTTTGAAATTGATGTAAAAAATGGAAGTAGTTTTGTAAACAGAAACTTTACATATATTGCGTCTGGTTTTGGTAAAGGAGGATAGATTTTGTTTAAATTTATTTATCAGTTATTATTAAAAGAAAAGAGTTAAACAATGGCTACGCATGACTACGTTATAGATAATGGAACAGGTTCTGCTGTTCGCGCGGATATTAATCTGGCTCTTCAAGCGATTGTAAGTTTAAATTCTTCAGCTACCGAACCATCTACAAAATATGCTTACCAACTATGGGCCGACACTAATACAGGAATTTTAAAAATAAGAAATAGCGCCAACAACGCATGGATTGAGTTGCTCCAGTTGGATGGCACCCTAACAATGGAGGATGGAAGTGCATCAGCCCCCGGTTTAGCTTTTAGGGATGATTTAGATACTGGAATCTTTCAAGGTGCTGCAAATGATTTAAGAATCACAACAGGTGGTACAGAGGTAATGAGGATTGAAAATACAAACGTTGGTATTGGTGCTGGTTTAACAAGTGTTCCAAGAGCTTTAACAATAAGAACAGGTACTCAGTTTGATGGTGTTAGAATTATAAATGCTTCTGATCAAACCGTTGCGGAGTTAGGCGGTGCTGATACTGATAATGATACAGGCTTGCTAACGCTATCAAATGATGGCTCTGGAAAAGTTCAATTAAATGCAAATGGAACATCTTTTATAAATAACACACTAGGTTTAGTTGTTGGAAGTGATCAGACTGTTAGAGGATTAGGGACTTTTGTAAATACAGGAGGGGATTGTAATCTTGCAGTGATAGGCGGTGACAGTAATAATTCACAACTTTTGATGGGCGACAATACTGATATTGATGCTGGAAAAATACAATATGCAAACGCAGATAATTCATTACGATTCGTGGCAAATGCAACTGAAAGATTGCAACTTCATTCTAATGGTGGTGTATTTATTGGCGTTAGTACAAGTCATGGCAGCAGTTCTTCAGGAATTGTAAATTTCGCTGGTTTTAGTTCTAGGAGAGGAACAGGAAATAATAATACTAGCAATGCTATCAACTGGGCATGGAACACCAGTGGAGGAACTAATGTATTAGAAGGTTGGGTTGACAATAGTAATGTCTGTTCAATAAATCAAAGTGCTTTCAATATTACGTCTGACTACAGAATAAAAAAATCTGTAAAATCCATTACTTATAGTGTTTTAGATAAAATTCAAAAATTAAGACCTGTTCAATTTAATATAAAAGATTATAAGGTTAATGGTCTTCTTTTACATAAAGATGATGATTTTGTGAAAACTGGTTTTATTGCACATGAAGTACAAGAACTTATTCCATCAGCTGTAAGAGAAAAAAAAGATGATGAAAAATTACAACAAATAGATCTTGCAGCCATTGTTACTACCCTTACAAAAGGCATGCAAGAATTAATTGATAAGGTTAATGTATTAGAGTCCGAACTTGCAGTATTGAAAGGCAATTAGTATATTTGTAATATTATATTAATTTTAATATGGCTGTTACTTGGAATGTTTTAGGTATTAGAAAATTAGCAACTGAGGGTTCTTTATCTGATGTCTGTAAATTTATCGATTGGGAGTGTAAAGATTCTGAAACTGTAGATGACAAATTGCTAAGAGGATACGTTTGTAGCGATGTTGTATTGTCTGCTGCTGATTCTTCAAGTTTTGTTGCGTATGCAGATATTACATCTGATACGGCTGTCACATGGGTCAAAAATATATTAGGAACAGAAAAAGTTGCAAAAATAGAAGCTGAAGTTACACGTCAAATTACAGAGCAAAAAACACCAACTTATACAACTGGCGTACCTTGGTAATTAATTAGCTTTTACAGGAATATTTCTATCAAGTAGGCCATACATGACACGCAATGGTGCGAGTCCTATAATTAGAAAAAGCACCATTAATGTTATTGGTACGCTTGCCTTAAGAAGAGCATCACGAATCATGTTTCAAAAAATAGCTAATGTTTTATCAATTATTTCATTTTTAATGGTTTCGTCAATGAGTGTTGGGGCATACTTAGCAATTCAATACATGAGATCGCCAGAATTTGAAAGAACCCTTAAAAACAAGATCATGGGTGATTTAAAAGAAAAAATGATTGAAGAAATACCAAAACAATTACCAGAATTTAGTGGCCCATCTATACCAATGGTTAACAAAAAACAACTAGATCCTGATAATTGGTTCGATAACTATATTGAGAAAGAAAATAAAAAAAATTTAGACTGGGAAATAGAAGGTAAATGGAAAAGATAATAGATGATATTTGGATTTTTTAAAAAACTTATAAAATATTACATTGATAAGGTTGTGTCTTGGTTAAGAGTAAAAAAATTACAACTTGAGCTTGATAGTGAAATAAAAAAATATCATGAAGAATTAGACGAAAAGATATTAAAACCCAAGATAATAGAAACTGGCAAGTTTGGTGAGGATGGGTGGTCTATTTCTATAGGAGATATAGAAGATGGAGATACCTGATATATCTATACCAAAAATAGATATACAACTAATAAATATTCCAATAAGTAATCCATACCAAGTTTTAAGCGTACCACTTCCATCATTAAAATTACCTGGATGTGTAAGGTATCACAGAGATGCTAGTCCAAAAAATACTGCTTTATATGATGATGACCCAAGGGGTACTACTATTTCATGTCCACATGGTTCGATGCCTACATTCCAGCCATTATTGTATGACAGAAGAAAAATAACAATTACTGAAGGTAAAAAAGAAGATAAAAAAGTAAACAATGATGAGCAACCTAAATATGAACAAAAAAAACCTGAACTACCTAAGAAGAAAGAAGAGGAGTTTTTTATAAAATGTCCAGGTGACAAAGATCAAAGAGTAGGGGATTTCAGAAATTCCAAAAAATTAGAGGTTGTCGTATCTCATAAGTTATCAGATGATAAGAGTGAGTGCATAACGGTTTATGAAGACACAAAGTTTATCGACCAGTATCTTCCTACAGCCAAAGATGCTACTACTGCTGCTGGCATTGCTTTGGTCGCTGCTACTACTCCACTTCTTATTAATGCTATCAAGCCTTTGGTAAAACAATTGATAAAAAAACTGACAAAGAAGAAAAAAGATGTAAAATAGACATTAGTAAAAGGATTTGACTCCTTGAGAGGTTCTAGGCTCTCTCTTAATGCTCACAGCTAACACTCAATAGGCAAGGTCGTTCTTATTTGAAATACCACCTTTTACTAATTAAGCAACAGGCCCTACATATCCTCCTGTTAAATCAGGATGTGAGTTTCTGATGGATCGTTCTGTTGCTACTCTAATTTATGTTTGTGCGGTAATATCTGATTAGCTTTTTCTACAATTTCTATATCTTTGCATAAATTATAGTAAGGGCTGTTTTTTTTAAATCTAATACCCGAAATTGCCTTCTCTCCGCAATGACGCAAACGTGCCATATGCCAGTCAAGTTCTAAATTTTTAAGCTTTTGTTTGTTTATATCATTCTGCACTTGAGCTGCCTCCTTGCACTGTTTTGTATATTGGCGATCTAATGGAATACTAAAATTCAATGTGATTCCTGTGCCAAGTGCATAACTATCTTTGTTTGTACCAGAATAATTCAATTGCTCAAAAAGTACGACACCTGGGTTATCTGGTGTGCCATCTCCAATAGGATTGCCATCATCATCAAAATCACCAACAATATCTGTTTGGTCATAAACAGGTGTCTTGTAATAATCTCGATATGGTTTGCGAAAATTTGAATTAAATGTAGTGAATGGAGTTATGGTCATCATTGCACCTTGACAAACAACACCGCCACCATATTGATTTGTATGAAACCCACCATTATTAACATTCCAGTTTTGATTTGTCACGCTACCACTATTTGATTGACTAACTGAATTAGCAAAAACTCCTGTTGGTAAAAGGGCTATTGAAAGACAGAGGTAGTAGTAACTACGGATTCCGTTTCTATTGTTCGATTTATGGTTGTTACGTTTTGTAATCCAGGGCCTGAATATGTTTCTGTAAATTGAAAGGCATCTCCTGAAGTGGGATTTGTAAGTGTCCAGTTTGGTTTTGTTGTCATATCTGCTCCTGTCCATGTATAACTTTGCCCTCCTACTGTTCCTGTGACTTGAGTTGCATCGGGCGACATATTACCTCCATCATGTTTGATGCCTGTTCCTGTAACGGTATATTCGTAGCCTGTTTTATAATCTTTACTGGTAATAGATTCTGTAATTGTACTCTGCGTATTTGTTGTACTGGACATTGTTCCAGTTGTAAAATTTGGAACGATATTTGCGTTAACTGGTAAAGCATATATAAAAAACAGTAATAAAAGCTTCCGCATAGCTCATTAGTCTACTGTTACGGAGGTTACATATTGTCCTGTTGCAGTTGTACCTGAACCGCCTGCTGTTATTTGTACAACGTGATTATCAACTGTACCTGCAAGTGTACCTGCTGTACCTCCCGAAGTACTGGTCAAATCTCCAAAAGGTGAGACTTCGCCAGTGGTCAAACTTGTTGAAATAGTATCACCTGTCGTATGTGAGACTGTATATGAGAATGATTCACCATCTGTCAGTTGACTTGCTGTAATTGGCGTATAAGAATTTATGCCATTAGTGGCTGCACCTAATCCTCCTAAACTTCCAGCAGTTGTGCCATCAGTTGTATTTACTCCCGTTCCAGAAACACTGTATGAGTTTCCAATACGATCTGCTGTAGTTCCTGGGGCTGCTACTTCAAGCTTGACACTTGAAGTAATTGAAGATGTTATATCAGCATACGAAGCTGGCATAACAGCAAGTAACAAAATTGGAAGAAGCTTTTTCATTTTTTTACAACTCCAACTTTAGAGTCTTTATTGTCAACTATCTTAACATTATCATTTAGTTTTCTTTTGTCAGCACCTTTTTTAATATTTAGGCCGTACTGAGCAGTGACAGCACTCAGCAAACCTGCTGCAAAAGTTGTATCAATTTGCCTTGTAGGGTTTGGATTAAAATACGACCAAGAAATTACTCCCAAACTCCAAAAAAGTATAATCATCTGCACCACATTGGCAATCAGACTATTGCCTTCTTTTTCCTGATCTTCCATGTAAAAAAAAAGCTGCTTGTGGGTATCTCTAAGCATTGACCACTGCTTAACAAACAGCTATGTGCCAAATTTAGCAAATACTGTTATGTTTGGAAAGTAACACAATAAAACAATGTCAAAGTTTCTAATTAATTTATTTATCAAGTTCGGCAAAAGTGAATCGCTTCGTAAGGCAACGTTGTCACTACTTAAAAATTTAGTGGCCAAAACTGATAATGATGTAGACGATGCCATCGTCAAGATGATCGAAGAAAAACTCTTCCCAGTAAAATGAAAAGAAAATTTTTAAACATTGATATTGATGAAGCTCCACTTGAGCTTGAACTATCAGTAGAACAGAGATGTCGTGACATTCTTGCCTCCGATGACGTCTACAGTATCAAACGCTATTCTACTTATTTGGTAAGGCATCAAATGAAACAGGATGTATTTCTTGCATCTTTACTAGGACGCCTTGTAGAACTTGAGGCTGCTCTTGCCACTTATCAAGTAAGAAAAGATAAAAAAGGCTTTATTTGGAAGATGAAACGATTTCTTCGTATTGTTTAACTTCTTCTTTTGTAAAATCTTTTACCAACAATTTTGCAATTTTATCAATTTCAAAATTATATTTTAGGATTGCTGTTCTTATATGCTCTGTTACCCAACTTCCACTTTTAGCAACTATTTCTGCTTTATTTCTGGCATTTATATTTATCCTATGTTCAATTCCTTTTAGTTGTATATCAAGAAGATTTTTTTGAAGGTTTTTTATTCTTATTTCTTTAAGTTTTCTAAGTTTTTTTGAATCACTCATTTTCCAACTCTTGTATCCTTTTATTTATAGCATCATATCTTACACAATATTCTTTCATATCTAACCTTTCAAACCAGAATTTTTTCTGTAATTCTGCAAGCTGGTCATAATAATTTTTGATCAGGTCTTTATTTTTCATAATTATGTAATATCTTTATTTTTTGCTCCATAATTTTATGAGAAGTTCAAGTTCAGCAACTCTTTTTTTTGCTGCTGCGATTTTTTCGGCGGTTGTCATAAAAAAAAAGGGGTCTTACATGAACTCTTCCAAGACAATGCCCCTATAACTTAGGCTGGGATTGCTTCTGAGTTTCTACTCTTCACAGGTAATGTAAAGTCATTCACTCTTACCTGAATGGATGCTCCAGGGCTGCCATCTCTTTTTTCAAAAGTATTTAGGTTGCCAGATCCTGTGACGGTAATTTGACTGCCTTTTTTTATGTAGTCCATGACGACATCTCCTCGATTGCCCCATACAGTGCAATCAACTTGCACAGTCACATCTTGGATGTCTGTTAGTAGTCTGAAATTAGTAACTTTAGTACCTTGAGAAGTTTCCTTCTGTACTGGATCTGAGGCTAAGTTGCCAACTGCTGTAATGCTTAACATGATAATTTAATTAGTCAGGGTTGTTAGTTTTGTTTTGCCAATCCTCAATATCTTCTCGGTTGTACCGAATAGTGTTATTAAGGATGACAGTCCATTTTGGGCCACTGGGATGACCCTTGCGAGTTTTGGTTCTCCAAAGTCGCACAGTTTGAGGTTTTACACCAAGCTCTTCAGCCAATTGATCTGAGGTTATAAGTTCATTCATGAATCCTCCTTCTCTAAAATAAGTGTCAGTAATCCATCTCTTTGATCTTCACTAATAGCATTAGTTTCATATCGTTTTGAAATGTTTTTCTTTAACAAACCGAGCTTGTCTTTATTACTTGGTTTATTGATAAAGGCTTCACATTCTTTGATGAACTTATCACTTTCGGATCTGTCAATCGGTTTATTACTTGAGACAGCTGGTTTACTATCATCAGGTTTTAACCATGCCTTGTCTTTATCGTATAAAGACAGGCCAAATTGATCTCCAAACTGCATCAGCGCACGTTTTCTTGCATCACTTTCCGCTTCTTTAATCGCTGATTCATGCTTCTCACCGATACTACCCATGCGACCATGACCAGAGCCATAACCTTCTCTAATTACATCACCGACAGTAATTCTTACTTTTGCAATATAAGAGACACATTTAGGATCTTCTGCAACAAGGCCAGCTTCTATTGTTTCAGAACTCCAACCATCAAAACCAAAGATGCGGTTGGCTTCCTGTATAACGTGCCAGCTTTCAACATAAGCTAACTTCTGACCACCGCCACCAGGTCTGAAAGTAACATTGTCTTTGTTAATTTTTTGGTTAAGCAGTTTTTTCTGCTCTTCATTAAAACTCATTTTTCTAAGGGGGTTGTAAATGCCCATCTAGGCAAGGATAAAGATTGAACACCTGTTTGACACCAGCTTGGCCAATCATCAAGCAGGCGACATTCGGCAATCTTATCTAGTGCTTCTCTAGACAGTTTTTGCCCTTCTTGCAATGCATCATCATCAAGCTCCCACAAACCAACATCAAATGGATACTCAGATTGCACTACAAGAAAAATAAATCTTTTTGCTGATGGAATACCATTGAGATAATGTTTTGCCTGCAAATGATAGGTGAAATTGGCTACAGCTTTTGCAAAGTCTCTAGGGTTTGCTCCTGTTCTACTGGTTTTTAAATCCACAATAGTTTCTTTATTCAACCAGTCAGGTCTACACTTACAAGTTAAACCAGAGGTCTTATCATCCCACCAGTATGATTTCTCTGCAATACCAAAACTCAGTAATTTCTTGGCATGAGGTTCTGCAAAGACCGCATCTCTCATCTTAATTGCATTTTCCATATCAGATTCAGTAACAGCAGTAAGACCTTTTGCTTCAGCTTCCTTTGCCTCTTCCTTACCTTTTTTGGTTGTCCTAGAAGATACTGCCACAAATCTTTTTGTCAGTTCATCTGGTTCAAGTACAGCACAATGAGTTAAGGTTCCCAAAAGCATTGCACTTGTCGGTTTATGTTCTGGCCTTTCAGGATTAAGAAAAGAGTTCCAATAAGCCTTTGGGCCATGCTTGACCATAGTTTTTTGCATGGATGCTGAGATCGCATCATCAGCATGGTATTTTTCGTTTGAAATTTGTATTGATCCTGTTGTCATGAGTCTGTGTACCTCTTTGTATGAGGGCCATACTGCATCATCAAACGTGGCCATGTTTTCAAGATAAGTGCTTTATCCTGTGGCATTGCAACAAGACCAGCTTGAGCAATTCTTTTTAAAAATGGTGATGCTTCTGGAGAATCAATAACAGATGCAAATGTATTAAAGATTTCTTTCTCAGTCATAGTTAAGATTGGGTTGCCGAGGTCGGAGCGTTCAGGGGTTGGTCGCTTCTTCCTCGGTGATTTATGAAAACGCAGACCAAGATCATATTCACTCATCATCGTCTTGCAAGCTCCTCACACGCAGCTTGGATATTATTAAGGCAATGAATTTCAGTAGAGCGTGTCAAAGAGTCATTGAGCGAAATAAATCCAATGCCAAAAATGCAGAGATAAAGAAATAAATGTTTCATGGGGTTGGGTTTCAGGGGCTTTCTAATAATAACTAACGGTCAACAGTTGTCAACTTTAGAAAAGATTTAGTTGCTCAACAGGTATTGGGAGGTTTGTCTCATTTCCCCATTGCCTGCCGATGGCATCGCAAATACCTGGAAAACTTTTACTTCTCTCCTTTCCTTTGCCACTACCCATCTTTGCATACCATAAAGGTAGTTTTTTACCACTTGGAGAAATATAAAATTCACCCTTATCGACAACCTTTGTCGGTTTAAGTTTGGGTAAGTTCTTAAGCCATAGACAGGTGGTCTTTTGAAAACTGTCACCAAATTCCCAAGGCTGAATTATCTGATCTGGAGGTCTTATTGCAGAGCTTATAACACTGATCGGGTTTTCAATAGCCCATCTTGGTATGTTGCAATCCATAAGCATACGCACAAAATCAAGTGCCTCTTTCTGTTCCTTCTGCTTTCGCCAAAAATGGCGGCTACCACTGACCGCCAAATGCTGACAACTCGGATGAGCTACCATCAAATCAAATCCATCATTGATAATATCTCTCACATCTCCCTGATAATGCTTGCCCTCAGATTCTGTCGGCAACAGATCGCAACTGATTACATCATGCCCAAAGCGAGCAAAACTGTTTCTGATCTGTCCTGAGTATTCACAGGCTATAAGAATTTTCATTAAATATCTTCTTGCTGTCTGTCTAGAAATTTAAGACATCGGTTTATAGATTCCAACTCTCTTCCAAGAGAAAGAGTTATAAAATGTGTTTTATCAATATGCTTTTTTCGATCAGAAAGCATACACATCATGTAATCTAAATCTGCTTGGGTCATTAGTTGTTAACTTAACAATGCTTTTATTTTTATTAATTCTTCTTCCAAAACTTTTACTTTAATGTCTAAATCATTAATGCTATAAACTCCAACATCTATATTTTTTAATGCTTCTAATGCTTCTAATCCATTTTCTTGAATAAAATTATATAAAGTAAATTTAAAGGTAAATAATGATTCTTTTGCCTGATGATAAGAACTTGCAATAGCTTTACATTTTACTGAGGGATCAATACTACCATCATATTTTTCAAGTTCATTAAATGATATTTGTGGTTTTTCAACTATAGGCTCTTCAATAAAATTAGTTGATTCTTCTTCAACCTCTTCCTTTTTAAATTTTGGTTGGTTATAAAATTTATCTTTTTGATGTTGAACTCTTAATGTAGCTGCTTTCTTTGGACCATGTAATATAAATGCGTGTTGAACATCATCATTAGAAGGGTGTTCTTTATCACCTTTACAAGCTAACGCACCTTTCCATACTTCTTCAGCTTTATCTAAATCATTTAATATCAAGTGAGTCATTGGTGTTATTTGGTGCATTATTACAGGTGGACAAAAATTTTTGTGGCTTAACATTCTGTCACATAATAAGTAAAAAGCTTGATAATTTTTTGCAGATTCAAAAGTTAGATTTTTATGTCTTTTAAAAAACTTTTTAGAATCTTCTTTTAAAAAATCTTCAAATTGTCTATTTTCTATTTCTTCATATAAACCAGTTTCTTTATTAAATTTAAGTTTATATAATTTTTCATTAACTATCTCTCTTAAAATTCTACCTCTCTGTAGATAAATGTCTTTTTCAGTTTTTATGCTAGAAAACCATTCTTCTCCAAGTGATTGAAGTGCTTGTACTTTTTCTTCGGTTGTAAGGTATGAAGTAACAACTTCATTGTTGTCATTTACAATTTCTGTTTTTGATAATTGTGTGGTCATAATTTTAAAAAAATATGCCCCTACAAAAGTAAGGGCTTTAATTTATTTTGCAGGTGCTAAAGCTGCGATAGCTTGTTGTTGCTTATCTGTTAAAACATTAACTTCAAAATTTAATGCCTTTGCATTTTCTACTTGAGCAGCGATTTTTTGTATTTGAGGCAATGCCCTTGCAAAATATTTATCTATATTTTGTTGAGTAGCAATACCATTAGATACTTGAATTCTTAACGCTTTTCTGTCAGGGATAAGACAGATACCAAATGCTGCCTGTACATATCTAACTGCTTTACTTAAATTAGATAGAACAGAACCAACCGTTACTGGTTTTTTCTTTTGACTAATTAAAGTGTCATTAACATTTTCTAAAACATCCATGATGCTGATTTCTGGAAATTCATCATTAGATTCTTTTCGAGTTAATCCAAGTTCTTCGGCTGCTATTAAAGCTCGAATTGGTGCAGATACTTCTAAACCTTTTCTTGTAAAAAAAATCCAATTTGAATCTTTAATTAAAATTTTGGAAAGAGCATGAGGATCTCTTGCCATTGCATCTTTAAGTTCTAAAGGGTCAAATTTCAACCTTGGGCCAACTTGAGGTGCTGACTCTGTAAATGTTGGTAGTTCTAAAACAGCCATTTCATTTTTAAGTAAATTACATCTTTACACTAATAACACTTAAGAGTGTTGTCAACTTGGTTTCATTACTTTTACATCAAATCCTTTTTCTTTCAGCTCCTCGATCCTATATTTTTGGATTTCACTTAGTCTCCCCTTTTCACTCTTGACCTCAATAAACTTAACCTCATTTGGTTTCATACATATCAAATCCGGCAAACCTGCCTTGTTGCATAAAATAACTTTTATCACTGTCCACCCTTCTTTCTCGTGCCTGTCGATCAGCTTCTTCTGATATTGAGCCTCTGTCATTTCTGTAATGCTTGATCGTATAGCTTTCCTTTGATTGTACTACCTGATAAACTTTTGGCTCGATTCCCTTCTCAGCAAAAATATAATGGATTTTATTTTTTCTATCCCTACCAAGAAAACTTGCCCTCTCTCTGCCCTGTAAATAACTAAGTGCAGAATAATCTATTCCAAGAAATATTAGATGATCGGCACTGCTTAAATTTACACCTTCTCTGCAACTCTTGACTTGACCGATAAAAACAGAATCACTGACAGCGTTAAATATATCAGGATCATCGGTTGCTCTAACACCAAAACTTTCTCTAAGCATTTTGCCTTCTGCAATGAAGCAATATAATATGGCAATCCTTCCACTAAAATTATTTTTAATATAATCAATCTTGCTTTTATCAAATACAACAGTACCATGGTTTTCTGTAATCACATGACCGTTATAAATCTGACGTAATTTGCTCATAACTTTTGCACCAGTATCTGCAACAACAGATCTTCTTCCAGGTCTACCAATAACACCATCTTTTATTATTCTCAAAGCTAACCTGTAAGTTCTTCTAGACATTTTTACAAGATGCACTTCTTCCTCAACTTCCTGAGTAAACCCAGCTTCTTTCTGGGTCATCTGCACTGTATAAGGTTCAATGTCCTTTAATATTCTGGTTTGCTTTGCATCTGAATAATCTTTTATCACAACACCAGTTCCTACTCTTTTTTCCTTTACATCAACATAGTCACTAGCCCACCTGTAAAAGTTCTGATATTTACTCCATAAAAAAGGTGTTAATGACCATTGATGATAAAGCTGGCTGAAGCTTTCAGGGCTTGGTGTTCCACTCATTAAAATTATGCTGTTATATCTAAGCTGCAAGATATTCTGATATCGTTGAGATGGTTTTGGAAATGCACCCACACTATGGGCTTCATCAACAATGATCATGTTCCAGCTTGTACCCTTAAAATTTTTTAACTGTTCAAAATTAGTAATGGATACTATCCTTTCAAGATTCATCTTCTCAATATCACTTTTAATGCTAGGGATTGCTTTTTTCTTAGTAATCACCAACACCTTTTCAAGTGCCATATTCCTGACAACAGATAATGCAACCATTGTCTTGCCTGTTCTACATTCACCACTTAAATATGCACATTTTTTGATCTGACAAAGCCTGGTCAACTTTCTACTTGCTGCTTTTTGATATTCTCTTAATTTAACCATTGCACATACTGTATATGGTGGTATCTTACCCTATAGTTACACATAAACAACCCTAGATATGGAACAAGAACAAACTTTAAAAACA